GGTAAATTATCTAAGTTTGCAAGAATAGGGCTATAAAAATCTCCTGATGAAGAAACACTGTCTACATCTTCATCTAACGATCTAACTAAAGGAGCTATCTTTGATTTAGCTTTAGTAGGATTTATACCCGGATCATCAGAATCTATTCTAGGATCTAACTCTGGCCCTTGATTATCTCCAATAGCTGCAGTCTTTACTACGTCAGCACCAACCCCCTGTAAGTTAGGATTTTTACTTTCCATTAAAAATTCTCTATCACCTTGAAGTAAAGATTTTAAATTAGCAGTTGTATTTACAAATGTTGGTTCATTTAAAAGCCCTGTCTCTGGTAGGGCTTTACGTATAATTTTTGAGGATTGTTTAACAACACTAGCAGCAGGTATTACAACAGAAGCACTTAAATAATCATTAAGTTGAGCTTGCCTAGCTGCAGTCATTTGTTCTGCAGTAGCTCTTTTTTCTGTAGTACCTTCTGGTAAATAATCAGATAAACTTTTAGTGCCTACATTTTTAATAGATTGAACAACATTTGCAGTAGCATCATAAACATATTTTTTAGGATCTTTTTTAAAAGTTAAAAAATCTTCCTTTATACCAGTTGCAATAGCTTTACCAACTCCTACAGGATCATCAACAACAGCTTCTCCAAACTGTTCTATTCCTTCTTGGACTATAGTTGTTCTACTTTTACCTTTAATAGGTTTGAAATTTTTAACATAGCTTGGTCTATTATCTTCACCATCACCAATAATAAAAGGATCTTCATCACCTATACCACGGTTTCTTTTTTGTAGGAAAGAGTTTGAAATTCTATTCTCCGACATTAACGTATTCCCTAAGTTGTTTTAATTTACGTAAGGCAGTAGCCTGTCCTTGAAGACGATATAAAGCATGAGAATCATTTCCCTGCTCCATAGCTCTGTGTGTGTCGGCAAGTCTTTTATCTAATTCTTCTGTAAAAGAATCCCATAAAGGTTTATCATTCACTAAAGATTTTAAACTCACTGTAGTTGTCCTTGTCCAGTATTACCTGAGAAGCCCTGTTCTCCCGGTGTAGGCACTGAACCAGTACCTATAGTACCTCCCCCACTCCCTTGAGTATCTCCTGCCTGTGCGCCAGCAGGGCCAGCCTCAGGAGAGATGGGTTGTCCGTCTGGTCCTACTTGAGGTTGACCTTCTGGTACTGGGGGTGGATTTTCTTTCTGAAACTTTTTAAGTATCTCAGCTTGTATGGATGCATCTGCCATAGAGTTAACTAGTTTATCTGGATCAAGATCCATAGACTTACAAATTTCACGGATAATATAATCCATTCTTGCAAAAGGGGCAAGTACAGGATTCTGTACAACTTGTAAAAATTGCATAAGTCTTTGACTACGAACTTCATTTGCCATAAGGCTTTCTGTACCACGGGCCTTTACCTCCAAGTCTCCTTTGATTTCTTCATCAAAGTCAAACTGCATGTTAAAACTATAGAAAGCTTTTGCCATAGGGCCAAGCAAGTAATCATCAACGTTCTTAACAACATTACGAATACTACCGTTGGCTGCTGACATAAGCATAGAGATACCAGAAGCAGTACGTCCTACACCAGATACACCTGTTTGACCATGTGCAAAAGATGGAAAGCCTGTTGACTCATCCGACAATACACGTGCCTTATCAAACATCTGCATGTTCTCATTAGATACGTTAGGGAACTTAGTTCCGAAAATAGCTTGTCCGGGTGCGCCACCTTGACGCCTAAATACTTTACCCGGATAGACTGATAAGTCTTGTCCCGGTACTAAGTTTGTTTCATCTACTTCAATTAACATATTACCAGATAATGCTGCATTGTCAACTGCCATCCTCATGAAACCATTCATAAGAGTTTGTGTGTCATCCATGTTTTCAGCAAGACCAACACCAAATATATTATAAGGATTAATTTCATAAGGAACTGCATAGTAAGGTATTAACGATGGGGTAAAGGGATTCATTACAAGACGAAGTACTTGATCATTACAAACCCAAATATTTACACTTACTTGATCAAAGTTTTTTAGTTCTTTAGGAATATCAACATCATGTCCTCGTAAGATGTCTGTATCTACATTACCCCAAAATTCTAAGACTTCATAACGTTGAGAGTTTGATTCATTAGAATCATCTTCCATTGCTTGTTCCCACCACTCTTTAATGTAGGACTCTCCCATAGAGATAGCAAGGTCAATAGAATTTGATCTGAAGAAAGGTCTATTCTTTAAAGCTCTGATCTGTGAACGTGACATCTTATGGCGTTCAATAATATATTCAGCCTCATCCATATTCATTGCATCTGGATCAGGATAAAAATTCCAAATAGATACAGAAGAAGTTTGAGGAATAGTTTTTATGGTAGGTGTGTATTCACCATTATCACCCCAGTTAGGGTATTCTTTATCTATTGCGAATGGCCCTTTCATTACTCCTGTACCAAATAATGCACATTCAAAAGCAGCAACACGCAGTTGTTTATTTGCATTAGACTCATCTAATTGATCATGGATTTTCTTTTCCATTTTCTTTGCTGCTATCATTGCAGGATGTATTGATACTGAAGAGGGAGTTTGTGCTGGGCCTTCTTTAAGAATATCTATAACAGGTTCTAGTTTATCTTTAAGTGCGCCAAGACGTTGTTGTAACTGGGGGAGTGTTTCTCCGGGAAGAAGTTTATTATCTCCTTCTTTTTCACCAGCATTAGCTTTTTGAAGTTGATCATCAGTTTCAAAATGAACTGAGCTTGCTACACCTTCTGGTAAGGTAGTAGGTTCAATAGTAATAGGAAATTTATTATTACCAAATAGTACTTCTACTATCTGCCCGTAAGCAGCAAGTACTTTTGTTTTAGTTACTTTTACAAAGATTCTTGATTTCTCTGTAGAAGTAAACTGAACATCAGGTCCGTACAGACCACGATAGTTTCTATAAGCTTGAATCCATCTACGTTCTTCTGTATCCCTAGAGGTAGAGGCTTTAGAAAATTTATCTTTAACTAAACCTACAATAGTTCCAGCAAGGGGATCACTATAAGAATTTTCTTCAGTATCATCTAAAGCTTTAGATTCTGCTGAGTCCATAGTTTCTTCAAATTCTTCTTCCATATTATTTCCTTAATATCCAAAAGTAGGATCACTTACTTGAAATCCTGAACTAGTTGCGGGATTGAAATCAAACAAACTGCTTCTTGGTCTTGTCATAATTCCATAACGTAATGCATCGTATAAGTGATCTTCTGCGTGTGTGTTTACATCTTCAGGGTTATTTTTATCTAAAGGTAGTGCAGGTAATTGAGATATTAAATTTTTACAATTATTAAATATAACAAGTCTAGGCTCTTCAGTAAAATCATCTACCTGTAAACGTCTGTGTAATTCATTCTTACCTGATACTCTTGAACCCTTTGATCTATCAGATGGCCTCCATCGGCAACCTTTCATAATCATTTGTTCTGCTAAACTAGGTCCAGTGTCACCACGGTTATGCCACAAAGAAGAGTCAAGTACTCCGTATCTTATTTTCTCTTCTTGTTCTGCTTCTAGTATCATGTCAGCTAAATCAGTAGCAATAACTTTGCTTACATAAAGTTCTCTGTATACAACTATTTGTTCTGATGGACTTACTGCCATCCATAGAACACCAGTGTGTGATCCGTAACCATAGTCACAAGCTCTAAACCTCACCCAACTATTAGGTATATCAAAAGGATCTATTACATGTATCTTACGATTAAACTCTGGGAATGCTGCCCCTTCGTTAATATCCCAATCACCTTCTAGGAGTTGCCTTCTCTGGTGTTCAGGTAACGACAAAAGATTGGCTTCATACATACCATCATCTGCTAGGTACGGATTATCAAATAAAGTTGCAGGAATAAACCTGCGTTTAAATAGAGGCTCGCCTTGCCTTGAATGTCCTTTAGGCCAAGTTACTACTTCGCCTGAGTCAATGTCTGTGGCCCAAAAAGATTTGTTCGGGGTATTAGGGTCAATAAAAGTTTTCTTAACCCATTGGTGACCCGGACCTCCGGGGTTACTTGTTGCTCTCATGTACAAAGGTAAGCCACTGTCTTTAGTAGTACGTAATCTTGAGCGCATATAATTCCACGGGTAAGGACTAGGCCATTGAGTTAGCTCGTCAAAACCAATCCAGTTAAAGGCTTGCCCTTGGTATCTCATAACATCATCATCTCTATCAAGGTATGACATCCAGAGTGTTGCACCTGATGGTGCTACCCAAGTCTTATCCCGTTCCATAAATTTTATTCCGGGTACAGCCTTTGGGTATAACTGTTTAGAAACTGAGATAAGTTCTCTTAGTTCTTCTGTACTACGTCTTACTAACAACATACTTGCGTTAGGATTAGTAAAGTATCTAACTGGATCAGCAACTAAGCTGTAACTCTTTCCACCCCCAGCACTGCCACCGTACAATACTTCTTGTTGTGTAGAAGCTAGAAAATCTGTTTGTGGCCCCGGATTAGGCTCAAAGATTATATCTTCGTTAGGCAACTCTCTGGTGTAAGTTATCTGTGTTGGACTTGAGGTCTCTTCCACCAAGTCTTTCTTCTTCGAGCTTCTTCGCTTTTTCGAGGGCCGCTTTGTATTTTTCAGCGAGGTGGCGTTGGATTGAAGCTTCTCTCTTACGTTTTCGCTCAATTTTAACTCTTTTCATTAATCCTACGTGGGATATATATCTGCCTGATTGCTCACTTAACCAAGCTGAAACATCTCTGTAACTATATTGTTTAAGATACTTCTTAGCTTCTTCTAGCAGTTCTAACTCATTTGATATTGGGCGTAGTATATCTACATCATTAGGATCTTGACTGTAACCAAAAGGTACTTGTCTTCCAACTCTAACTACTGATCTCCATTCAAACTCTTCATCTTCTCTTGGTGCAGGTAGCTGCCAAACTTTTCCTAGTCTACTCATCTTTAGGGGGCAAAATAAATAAAGGATTAGATGTTGATACTTCTACTTTATCAGTAGCTTTAAATCCACCACGATCTAAAATATCTTTTGCTGCTACCATTTTTTCTTTGTTCCCTAAATCAGTAGGGCTTTCCATAACTTGTTTCATGGAATAAGCTGCTTTAGTTGCAGTGGTAGAAATAAATCTCTTTGTTCTTTCTGCAATCTCTTCTTGCAAAGCATTTACAATAGAAGAAGTAGAAACAGTTTCTGCATACCCAGCTAGTTTACGTGCTTGAGAAGGATCACCTTTTGCTTCTTCAAAAAGAACATCAAGAAACTTCTGTTGTTTTTCTGTTAAGTTTCTCATTCGCACTCACATTTTTTACAAGAACAATCACGATTAATTATAGCACACCAAATTCTTTTAAAATATTTTATCATTTTATTTTCCTATGCGGCTTTGTAGCTTTAGCAGCTTTTTTAGGTTGCTTAGAAAATTGTTTACCTTTAGCTGTGTCTGCTTTCTTTTTTGCTGTAGATGCGTTGTAAGTCTTTGCATCCATATTTTTAATAGCAGAACTCGGAAGATAACGTTCTCCAGTTGCTCCTGAACCTTGCGTTGAAGGTTTCCCACTTTTAGTTCTCCACTTTTGTTTAGTCCAAGCTTTAAGACTTTTTTGAGACTTTTTTATTGCCATCAGCTTTAGCCTTTGCTTTTTTAGTTAGGTCTTTATAATGAGATAACTTTACACTTGTTTTACTGTGAGACTTACCTGTATGTAAAGAACCGTCAGGCATCTTGTGAGTACTGCCTTTATGTTCTGTACCATCTTTTTTATAATGCTTTACGCCCTTCATGACTTGTATCCTCCCCCTGCTTTTTTATAACGTGAAGCAAGTAGCTGTGCTTTACGGGCCGACCACTGCCCTGCTGATCCACCTTTTGTTCCTGCTTTAACGGCAGAAAACATACGCTTACGCATAGAAGGCTTAGTATAATTACCAGCCGCATTAACGGTAGACTTTTTCTTGGTTGTAGAACCTGTCTTTGATTTCACCACGTGTCAATCCTATGTCTTTAAGCATAGCGTCTGACATGTTACTTAGCTGCCAGTATTCTACTCTACGCATTTGGTTATGCTGTATCTTATTAAGTAAACGTTTAAACATGGTATAACTCCTTCTATATTACCAAGGACAGTTATACCATGCTTTAGGTTAACATACTACAGACAGTTATGCAACCCCGTTATGCACTGCTATTTCTTTTTTATTTTCTTATAAGTTTTACGTCCAGCCAAACCTAAAGGATCAACACCTCCGGGTTTTCTTTTTCGTGATATAGTTCTATTTGCTTTACCTCTATTAGATGAAGCATCAGAAGGAAGTACTGAGACAGTAATTTTTCCTGTAGATTTAATACCTCTGAATTTAAATTTTAAATCTTCTGCATTTACAGCAGCCATAACTTTACCATCTTTATTTGTATAGTAAAGTGAACCTGCTTTCTTAGCAGCAGAAATAGATTTATACTTACTAGCTTTTGCTTTTTCTTTAGCTAGGCTAGAGCCTTTATCTTTTATCTTTCTATTTAAATATTCTCTTAAAGATTCTTTTGATTCTTTTGCCATTTACCTATGCCTTTGTATTTAAAGTTTACCATTTAACTTTGTGCGACCAATACCTAGCCGATAGTTTACTTGGCTTGGAATCTTGAGCATCATGCCTTGCATAATAACTTTTCTTACGTGCTTTATCTTTTGGAGTCTTAGGAGATGAACCTGCACCAGAAACACCCTGTTGCCCAAAACGAATAAATTTGTAAGTCTCTCCTTCTTTTGCCATTACAGCATGAGACTTAGTTTTATGACTAGGAGTTTTCTTAGGTTTATTAACACCCTTGAGTCCCTCTTCTTTCATTTTATTCTTTACTCGTTCTGGGATAGACATGGTTAATTCCTACGAATTATTTCTTTTTAGCTGCAGGTTTTTTCTTAGCCATACCGCCATACATATAACCACTAGACTTGGACATTCCACCGCCCATCATTTTAGCAGCAGGTTTCTTTTTAGCCATACCACCAGCCATCATCTTAGCTGCAGGTTTCTTTTTAGCTACCCCACCTTTATTCATTTTGCCAACACCGTCAGCAGCATAGGATGGAACTTTCTTACCGTTCTTCATAGTCATGGGCATTTTAGCCATAGTATATTCCTTTTTCTTTAAGTTAAAATTATAACCCCGTCATGTATTTATTACACAACGGGGATACTTTGTTTTACGATAAAATTACACGTACTAATGTACTGGTACTACTACCCCGTCTATAGTTTAAGATAGTAGCATTGCCTATAGCTTTAGGAACTACAAGAGTATGTACACCAGCAGGAAGCATAATGTCATTATCTGTAACGTCAGCCTCCGCTGCTGCAAACCCAATGTCTAAAGCATGACTTGTCTCAATAAGAACCATCTTAGCATTAGTGCAATTTACGTGTGTAGTATTAGTGTTACCTAGAGTAACTGCAGTTTCTACAGCCCACCCTAAGTTTTCTCCTACTAATGCAGCTTGATCAACCATTATGCTACCTGTACGTATTCAATAACGAAGGTAAATGAACCTGCTGTAGTAGCATTAACTGTGTTAGTGATGTTACAGAAAATGTTACGTGCTGATCCTGTAGCGTTAAACTGAGCAGAAATAGGAGCAGTAGTAGCATCCTGAGTAGTAAGTACTAAGGCAGTCTGAGTGACGTTACCTACAACAACTGTTGTACCACCGTCTAAGATTTCGTCAGCCTGAGTATCTACAATCTGCGCACCAGAAGAAGCTGTACCTACTTCATAACCAATGTCACCAGTACCTGTAACAGGAGCTACAGCACAAAGAATAGTAATGCCTGTGATGATTGTGTTCGCAGGTTGTGAAAACGTACCAATAGCTGGTGAGTCACCTGCAGTAGAGTTAACTGATACGCCAGTAACTTGAGCTACGTGCTTTACAAACTTACTATTTACAGCACTAGCTAAAGTAGCTGCGCCTGAAACAAGAAGAGTAGTAGCCATGTTGACAGCACCGTCAATGTCTACAACGTCTAAGTTTGTAATCCCGTCAACGTCAACGTTACCAGAAACATCTAGTGAACCAAATGTACCTTCGCCTGTAACGTTAATGCCATCACCAAAAGTAATGTCTGTTTGATAGGCTTCGATGCCTTGTGTGAGTGTAGTAATTGCCATGATATTAGATTCCTATATGTTTACCATTTGACTTTATCAGCCCAGTAGGCTGCGCTAAGTTTTCCTTTTTTTATATTCTTAGCATGTCTTGCTTTAAAGGATGCACGCTTTTTCTTCATGCGGTCCGATTCACCCGCTTTTGGTGGACCAGCCGTTTCTGCTCCCTGCTCACCGAACCTGATGAGCTTAATGGTGTCACCTTCTTTGGCAAGCACAACGTGGGACTTCGTGGGATGCTTAGGTGTCTTCTTAGGCTTGTTGTAACCTTCAAACTTTTCACCTCTATACTCTACAGACATGCTGCTACCTTCTAGCTAATAAGAATTGTAACTTAAGCTGCATCTCTACTAGCTGTAACTCTATGTCTCTAACTCTCTTGATGTTCTCTTGGACAGACGCTGGCGGTTTCCATTCATCAATCCAATTGTCATTCTCTTCAACCTCTATATACATAGTAGCAATGTCGTTCTCTACAAATGCTAGGCGTTCCATGATACCAAAGTAAGCCCACACAGCCACAGCTGTACCAACTATCAAACCTAAGAGGTTCTTTAGTGGTATAGTGAACTCTGATGTTTCGTTTATCTTAGGCATTAGTTATTCCCAGTCTCTTATACGGTCAGGGTCCAGTACTTCTCTACGTTTTAACATACCCTCTAGGTACATAGCACGTTCAACTCTATCTAGCGTGTAATGTACGCCAGTA